AACATTTTACAATGGTTTCGCCTTTTTTCATAGTAACATTTTTAGCCATTATGCACTCCCTCTAGTAAACTCATAAATTACTCTAACTGTTATTCTTACACCACCATAAGGAAATATGACTCCCTCGTCTGTTGATGCTTCTATTATTTGAGTATCAATAGCATTACCATTTCTAGTTATATCATTATCTAAAGTTTCTTCAACTACTTCTATAATTTGATTTCTAACTGTGTCAATATTTGTTGTCGTTCCTTTGCCAAAAGCAACAATTAAAAAATCTATCGTTCCTCTGTAAGAACCAGCGCCAGTATCGCCAATGCTTGAAACTTCCCTTGTTTCATCACCACTTTGAACAAACAATGCTGGGAACTGTGCATCAGCAAGTTCTTCTACTTCAAATGGCTCACGAGTTATTTTTTTAAACTCGATTGGGCTTGTTACTGCATCAAGCTTACTTATAATATCACTTGCAATATTTTCCCTTTTACTCATAACCGCATCTCTTTAAAGTAAAAGTTTGAAAAGTCTTGTTTTATTCTTTGTTCTTCTTTGTCGCCGATACTAAAAAAAGGTCGCTTTATACGTCTACGACCAACACCAAATGTATCATGGAAACTTGCAATTTTAGCTCTTTCTTTATTTGAAAAAAACAAAGTGCTTTTTAAACCCAAACTTTTAAAGTCCAAACTCCTAAACATTTTACCAGTATCAGTTAAATCCACGAACCCAGTTTGCCTTCCCCTATCTCTACGACTTCTTACAGTGCCTTTCGCGTATGGTCGCATATTACCACCATCAGGTAATTTACCTCTTTGTGTGCGAGTGGTAATCATCAACACAGCCATATTTGAAACTCTTTTCAAACCCTTGCTAATAACTGCCTTTTGTTTAGATGTTATTTTTTTTAAAAGTTTTTCAACTTCTATTGTGTTAATTTTTATATCTACTGATGACATTATCTAACTAATCTAAGGCTATGTAGTGCTTCTTTTTCACTATCTGAAACAGTACCACCACCATCTTCATCATACTCGACACCATCTCTTAGGATAGCTTGAAATTCTTCTTCATATCTATCCCTATAAAAATCAATCTGTACTTGAAAAGCATCTTTTCCATCGCCAGTATCTGGGTCTCGCCACTTTGTTAGTTGTGGGTAAATATATTTCCATAAACATAAATAAACTACTGATTGTGTCCATTGTGAATCAGTTAGTTTAGAACTATCCATTTCAACAGATGTTATTTTAGTAATGTCCTTATATCTAACTTGATGTCTATATCTTTCCCACCATTCTTCACGAATACGTCTTAAAACATCATTTTCAGCAAACTGTAACTGATCTGCGAAGTCAGATATCCCAAATCCTAAAATATCAGGTTGTATTTTTTGTAAACTTGTATTAGCAACATTAAATTCATTTGTAGCCATTATTCAACCTTTTTTGGTTTAGGTTTTTTTGACTCAATAGGTTTTTGCCACTCACTTTCTACTTTGGGTTCTGGCTTTGGTTCAGTTTTAACTTCAACTTTCGGTTGTGGCTTTGGTTTTTCTTCATAAAGCGACCAACCTCTCCTTGTCCATATATCTACATTTGGCTCGTATTGAATTTTTAATCTTTCAATAATATCGCCTTTTTTATTAGTAAGCTTCACAGTTTCCATTTTAATTTCCTTAAATGAAAGGGGAGGTTGCCCTCCCCATGATTGTTAGTTAGCTAATGAATCTGCTGTAAGTTTTACACCATAAGTATCATGGATTTCACTTACACCATAAACTGCAGTTGCTACAATCTCGTCTGCTCTTAATGAAGCATCTCTTTGAGTTTCAAGTTTTAAGTCTTGCATCATAGCTAATGCAAGTGCATCTTGAGAGAATACACCACCTATTGAATCATCAGAGCCATCAACTGAAATATTTGCTGATTCAAAAATTTGTATTCCAGCTATATTTCCTACAAAGCCAGTTCTCATAGCTTCGTTTGAAAGTTCTGTTTCTCTACCAACAAATGTATTAGTTAAAGATTTTTTAACATTGAATATTTGTTTTGGGTGGAAAACACCAAAGTATGGACCCGGAGCATTATTTGTTCTTAGCTCAGTTCCAGCTTCAAATAAATCTTGGAGAGTTAATTCTGAACCTGCCCCAGGACCTTTTTCTGTAGAAAATCCAGTAAATAATGCTGATAAATCGGCATCCATTTTTCTAGCAATAGCTTCACCAAATAATCTACCTATATCCCCTGCAACATTTCTTGATGCTGAGTTTCTAGCTAAATCAGTTAGTGTTGTCATTACACCTACTTCTGATGCAGTTATTGTTACTGAACTTGGATTTACTGCTGTATTTGAAAGGTCTGAAGCTTCACTTACTGCACCTGCGGAAACAGTAGCATATATTGGTACTTCTACTGATTTACCACCACCTGCGATAGTGTAGTTTCTTACTAAATTTCTCATTATTGATTGCTCACTTGCAACGAATAATGCTTCTGCAACGATCTCGGTATATAGTTCCGAAATGGTTGAACTGGTAGTTTCGTTTGCCATTTAAGACTCCTTTAAAAAAAACAATTAACTTAATGAATTAATCACATAAGGTTGCTTATTTCTTTGCTTCCTATACTCAGCATATTGCTTTTTATGCTCTGGATTATTCATATCTAAATCGCTCAAATTTAAAGGTTTATTGAGCTCTGTCCTATCCACATTTGACACCGAGCCACTGCCACTTGGAGTTGCAGTAACAAAGTGTGGGTTCTGTGTTAAAAACTCTTGCACTAACTCGTCAGTCGTCAAAAGTTCCCCATCTGAATTATACCTTGCTAATCCTTTCGAATCAAGTATTTCTACATTTCCACTTTCATTTAGTTTCATTTGTGGTTGTAAAAGGCTAACAACTTGTGCTGGATTTATCGCTTTATTTTTTGAAGCTGATTCTAATAATGACTTATTTATTTTAATATCAACAAGTTGGCTTTCCAGACTCGCCTTTTCCTTGTTCCATTCTTGAGTTTTATTTTTTAAAATTTCTTCAAACTCACCCTTTTGTATTTTTTGTTTTTCTTCAGCTTCTTTTTGAACTTTGATTGCATTGACTGCGATATCCAAATCTTCAACCCCTAATTTTTGGTAAATTTGGCTTCTTTCTTGCGCCAGTCTTCTTCTAACCATTTCTTGTACTTGTTCTACATTGTAAGTTTTATCAGTAACTTTAGTTTCTTTTTCTTGTACTTTTACTTCTTCTTGAGTTTCAGTTGTTGGTTCAACTTTTTTTTCTTCCATTATTTGCTCCTATATATCCCATTTGGGGTCTGTTGGAATCCAAGTGTGCCGACATCTATAACCACCTCTTACTATAAAGGGGTCGCCAGTTGATTTACCCTGCCAACCTTGATTATTCCAAATATCCCGAATTTCTTTTTCGGTTAATACTTTATTTAGCATATTAACACAAAAAGGTCTACTATCCCTTACCAAAGTGCCAGTATAACGATAATGTTTCAAACCAGCTTCTTTTGCTTTTGAAACAGTAAACTGGCCATGAAACTGCATTACTGAATCATGTGCTATTTGACCACTGTATCTTCTTAA